GACGGTGTAGATTTTGGACTAGAAACATCTGACGGGTTTGCTAAATCATTGGCAACGAATCAGACCGGTAACGTGTTAGTCGTAGGTGCACCCAACAAAAACTTTAGCTCATTGATATTAGACAACGGCGCAGCCTATGTGTTACAACGTACCTCACAAAATGTAGAAGCACAATATAATTCAATACCATATCAACCACAGACATTCCGCTTAGCGTGGACACCTGATCAGGTAGAAACTACGGTTGTTTCAACTACTGCACCTAACACTGTAGAGTTGAATGATACCGCGGGTATGGCAGTTAACGATCCGATTATCTTTACTGGAATTGGATTAGGGGGAACCGGCGTATCTACTAATCTAGTTTACTATATTGAAAGTATCACGGGTAACGATATTACCTTGAAGCTTTCACGCTCAACTACCGCAGTAGAAGTAGTTGATACCGCAGCTACAATTTCTAATATTACGGCGACCGCTCAAACAACTCCTCTTTATGTTACTGTTAATGGTGCATTAGTAGATGATGTCAACTACGCTAGCGTAGGAAACATGTTCTATTATACTGGAACACTTCAAGCAGGTGACATTGTAAATATTAGCGATAATCAGTTTAACTTAGTCCAAACGCTTGACAACGATTATAATGACAGAACAAATATTCAGTTTGGTTACGCTATTGACGTTAATAAACAAGGCTCAGACATTCTTGTAGGTTCTCCTTATGAAATCAACACTGACGGAAAAGAAGGTTCAGTATATAGATTTACTAACGGTGGAGCAAGACACGGTGTAGTAGTCGGCACTAGTGAATGCCAAGTACTTGGTAATAGAAATCTATTAATTAATGGATTCTTAGTACCAATTAGTCCTGGTGATGCCGAAGCAACAGCAGCCACTATCAACTCTAATAATATTACGAACATCCAAGCAAGCGCACTAAACGGCAAACTTGTTATTCAAACAATAAACAATAATTTAACCTTGCCAAATGAAAAGCTTATTATTAGTGCATTTGATGGAAGCACCTTAAATGAATTAGGCTTTACCCTATTCACTAAGACTCAGATAATCACATGCCCTCATGCAGAAGGTCCAACTCAGTTTGGTTCAACTATCAAGATTAATGACGCAGGATCTGTAATTATTTCTGCGCCTGCTGGCACTAGATTCGAAGGGACTACCTTCGATTTCACAGACGATGAGCAACTTGATAATGATACTGTGTTTGACAACAATGCAACTCGATTCGTGGATCGTTATCCTAATGCCGGTGCAGTATACATGTTTGACTTCTTGGGTCAATATAATGAGAGTTTGTTAAATCCAGGTGCGTACATTTTTGCACAGACCGTTAACAGTTCCAGCCTTGACTATGGATATGGTCCTGAATATGGCTACTCATTAGACTTCAACGAAAACCGTGTAGTAGTGGGTTCACCTAACTATCAGCCCGTTCTTCTCGGTGGCCAGGTAGTTACATACGATAACTCATCAAAGGTACAAGACTGGGCAGTCTTCAGACAAAGCGCCCCTATGGTAAACGTTGAACAGATTCAGAATACACAATTGTTTAGTGCAGAAACTAACGATACTCTAGTAAATCTAGATTATATGGATCCATTAAATGGTAAACTACTAGGTGCAGTAAGATCAAACATCGATTACGTAGCTAGTGTTGATCCAGCAAAATACAATAGCGACCTCGCTCAGGTTACTGGTCAAGTATGGGGAGCCAAGCACGTTGGTGAGATTTGGTTCAACACTGCTAACGTAAGATACATGAACTATCACCAGAACGATCCAGTATACAATGCCAAGTATTGGGGTACATTATTCCCCGGTTCGGATGTTGCAGTATATACTTGGGTAGCAAGTAACGTACCACCTGCATCATATGAAGGTGACGGTATTCCTCTAGACGTTAACTTGTTCTCTGTAAGCAGTGCATTGAATGCATCAGGCGTAGTTGTCCCTGTTTACTACTTCTGGGTAAGAAACAGCAACATTATAACTAAGAAATTAGGAAAGACTCTTTCGGATACTATCGTTGCTTCTTATATCTCTAATCCAAGAGCTAGTGGTATTGCATACGTATCAGCTATTTTACCTAATGCCTTTGCGTTATATAACTGTGCGCCATACGTCAATGCAAACGATACTGTATTTCATATCGGATATGCGAACGGAACAACCGACGATGTAGGACACAACGAATATACCTTGATTCGTGAAGACTATCCCGATGACTTCTTGCCCGGTATTCCGACCAATGTTATTAAACATGGTACAAACACTAACGTTACAACCAATTTGAATCAGACTACAGAACCATATGGTCTATACGACAGAATGCTCGATTCATTCTCTGGTTGTGACGAAGACGGTCAAGTTGTTCCTAATCCATTCTTGCCTAAGGCAGTACAGAGCGGAATTCTCGCACGTCCAAGACAGAGTTTCTTCTATAACAGATTCTTAGCAATTAAAAACTACTTAATTTATGCTAACGAAGTGTTATCACAGTATCCTATATCTGAAACTAGACCAGACGCTACATTCCTGTTTGCATCAGGTGAATTCTATAACACTGCTGATTATTGGGAGTATGTAAACTGGTGGGCACCGGGCTATGATGACAACACAAAGTCAACCGTTCAAGTACCAGTATACGCTGATCTTTCTGCACTTAATGTACCAGTGGGAACACTTGCTACGGTTGAACAAAATGGTGCAGGTAAGTTTGAAGTATATCGCTTAGACGATGCATTGTTCGACGTTTGGACTCGCATTGGTCTTGAAAACGGAACTATCCGTTTCAATACCACTCTTTGGGATTACAGCGCAGCTAAGCTTGGCTTCGGCGGAGATTTCTTCGATACATCGACCTTCGACACTTACCCAAGTCAAGAAACACGCTACATTATTCGTGCATTGAACGAGCAAATTTATATTGATGAATTAGTAGAATTCAGAAATAAGAGTTTGATCATCTTGTTTGAGTTTATCCAAAGCGAAACTACTGAATCTCAGAATTTCTTGCCTTGGTTGAATAAAACTTCGTTGATCGACGTATCACATACCATTCGTGAACTTGAACCAATACAAAACCTAAAGACTGATAACCAAGCATTCTTGGAAGGATATTTGAATGAAGTCAAGCCTTTCCACGTAGTGATTAAGGACTTCTTATTTAAATATACACGCACTGAAATATTCGAGGGTGATATTACTGACTTCGACTTACCATCTGCGTTCAGTCCAACATACGAAAAGTTTATCTCTCCGCAGTTGGTGTATGGTGTTCCATCTAATGAGTACGAGTATTCGCCATTGAGCGATATCTGGCAATCTGATTTATATAATCAGTGGTTCTCAAACTATGGAGTTTCGTTAGTAGGTCAAACCAACTATCCGATGACTACGCTAGTCTCATACGCCAGCCTAAGCTCTAACTATATTATCGTAGATAATGCAAGTGGTTTCCCAATTAACGGCGTAATCACTATTGGCGAAGAACAAATCTCATATGCATTTGTTGATCGATCATTGAATTTGCTAGGAGGACTAGTACGAGGTGTCAATGGAACATTGATTACCGACCATATTCCGGGCGCAGAAATCTTTATTGATCTACCGGCAGTTCTTCTATTGGATGGTGGTCGTGGTTATAACGAACCTCCTAAAGTAACTGCATACATCGATACTACCAAGTATCCTGCACCTAAAGTCCCTGCACAATTAGAAGCAGTAATGGGAATTGACAGTGTATTGTCAATTAACGTTATCGATCCAGGTCAAGGTTATGCTGTGTTGCCTGAAATCATAATTGATCCTGCATACAAGGTTCCGTTCTCAAGCAGTAATGTCAATAATTCATTGCATACTATCAACGTGTATGCTCCATCACTACAGACCGGAGACCTAGTTAAGTTTAAAGCATCTTTAACTGGTGAAACTATTAATCGTTTAGATGATGGACAATGGTACTATGTAGGTATACTAGAACAATCTCCTTTGACTGTAATTGCACTGTACGCTAGTTATGGAAATGCAGTAAAAGATCATGACAGAATCCCATTCACAGCTAACACATCTGTATCAGGAATGTCACTAAATGCTGGAGCTAAAGCTTCCGCAGTCTCTAGTTCATCTCCTATCAGAGAAAACAACATTACGTTACGTTTTGATAGAACTACTTACAACTCCAAGCTACAAGACTGGAAGACTGGTGCATACTATGGTTCATTCTTTGCAGGCAGCTACTTCAACTCAGAAGCAGTATCAAGTTCTTCAATCAACTTGCAAAATACTAATCCAGATATTAGTGCAATTCTTGCAAGTGCCCAGGGTGTTCCCTTTGAAATTACTGAGGTCGGCAATGATCAAATATTAACTTGGTCATCATTCATTCGTTATGTAACCTCAACTGAGTTTGATAATAGTACCATCAAATTGATTCCACAAGATGGAAACAACGATCCATTAAATCCTGAACCAAACGCTTCTGGTACTACTATTGGTTTCTATGAAGGTATGCCGATCAAGTTTGTTGGTGCTGTGGTCGGTGGACTTGAAAACAATAGAACATATTATGTCAAGTCGGTTGTTTCTGATTTGGAATTCACTATCTCTGAAACAGTAGGTGGGCCTACTAAATCGCTAGGCGACGGAACAGTAAACTTGCAGGGTCTAGAATGCTTAGTGGGAGAAGTTACGAATACCGCGGTATTGACAGTAAACTATCCTGGCATTCTTGACGTAACAGAAACCACAGCAGTAACTAATATACTAAGAATACCGGTGTCTGCGATAGGCACAGGTGGTACTGCTGGTTTCTATCCTAATCTTCCAATATTCTTTACTGGTAATGTCTTCGGTGGCATCATTGAAAATGATCCTTATTACATCACCACTGTCATTGACGAGGAACACTTTACTGTTTCTAAAACTGAAAACCCACTAACGGTCTCTGTAACTGAAACCATTGCTTCTTCTGACACTGTAGTTCTAGAATCTACTGAAGGTTTTAATGTAAATGATCCTATCATTTTCTTAGGAACAACATTTGGTAATATCGTAGCTAGTCAAGTATACTTTGTAAGTCAAATTATTAGCTTGACTCAAATGACGATTTCTACTGCAATTAACGGCCCTGTATTCGCACTTACAGATGCAACGGGCACTGCAACCGTAGTAAATCAAAATGAAACCGAAGTATTAACAACTGCTACTGGTTCAATGACCATGAATGTTTCTCTTCCGGTAAGTCCAGGGCAGGTAGATGGACAATTGTTTACACTGTATAATACATCTGCTCAGTACCCAAATATTAGCGATGTTAATATAGGAAATCTAATCACTAGAACCATCACTGCAACTTTGGGTGACGGCACAACTGGCGGTCTAAATCGAATTGCAATTTCTGACTTAAGCGGTGGCACTGACAATTTCTATGTAAATATGCCAGTGCGTGTTGATACTCCAATCGGTGTGCCTGATGGTATTCTTCCATCAACAACATATTATGTAACTGAATTTTCAGGAGAAGAAATACCTGATCCAGAAAATCCTAGCAACACAATATTACGTCCTAATATTGAAGTCACTGTGCTTAACACCACCAGTGATAGTGGTGAAGGCGTATTGACTTGTGGAACAGCAGATTTTGCAAGACCAACTGATACGTTATATGTCGGTATGCCTATTATATTCACCGGCGTTGCATTAGGTGGCGTAATCATCGGCAAAGAATATTACGTTGCAGAGATAGACCCGGACGGCGTACGATTCAAGATAACTGATATTGCAGGAAGCTCTCCTATCAACTTAACCACACAAAATGGCATTATGGTGGGAACTGGCGAGCCGTTCATTAAGGTATCTACTATCCCTGGTGATGATCCGGTAATACTCACTAACGAAGTTAGCGAAATTGCTCTTAATCAGTATCCAAATCCATCAGGACCTGTATTTGATATTTCTTATATCTTGGGAGGATACAGAGCTATTGTATCGGATGGAAGTTCTGGTTTTGCAATTAACAATACTATTGTAATTACTGGTGATAAAGTAGGTGGAACAACTCCTGCTAATGACGTAACACTAACGGTTAATGATATTAATTCAAATGGTGCAATTACAGACGTAATCTGTGAAGGCACAGTACCTGATAATTCTAATCAGTACTACCTAAAGGTACGTACACCCAATACGTTTGCCGTGTTCAGTAATCCACTAATGACAGTTCCTGTTTCAGGAATAGATTTTGGTTATGTAGGGTTTACAGAAACTACTGTAGTAAGTGTTCAAGGTTCGCCTTCGAACTTGATTACGGTTAATGACGCAAGTGGATTTGAATTAAACGATGCAGTAGTATTCACTGGAAACGTAGAAGGTGGATTAATTCCAAATCAAACTTATTATATTATATCTATAACAAGTAACGATTTGCAATTAAGTGAAACCCCCGGTGGGTCATCCGCTACCCTGTCAAGCGACTTGTCAACTAATTTCACAATGGCAAAAGCAGGAAGCTTTGCATTCTTGCCTGAACCATTCTACTTTACCCCGTCTATCGTCAAGCATCTTGGTCGTGTATGGGTATGCGTAATTTCTAATAACGACGATGAATTTGTTATCGGTAAGTGGGAAGAGTTAACCTCTGGTGATAGAAGACTAAATGCTTTAGATAGAGTACTAGGATATTATCAACCAACTATTAATATGCCAGGTGTTGATTTAACACAGTTATTTGAAGGCGTTGCTTATCCAAATCCAATCTATCGAGGTAATGCGTTCGAACCTGATCAACAGTTTGCGGTAGATGTAGTATTACAAGATCAAGCATTCTATCCAAATCAAGTTAATATTGTTTCAATTGCATGGGATGGTAGCAAATATCTTTCGGCAGCTAATCTTCCAACTTACACTGCGGTAATCGGAAGTGTAGACAATGAAAACTGGGTTATCGGAAAGTTAACTAATGTAGGTATCGGCGTAACAGACATCGTGTACGCAGGTGGCTATTATGTTATGACTTCTGCAAATTCAGCTACTCCAATTTTCAGAAGCACTGACGGACTCGTGTGGTCGGTAGAAGGATACTATACTCCTGAAAAGCTGCTTCCATTCGACATTACTCCATACAATGCATCTGAATTGAATCAGTCTTCGCTATCACTAAACTCAGTTGCGTACAAGGATGGTTATTGGGTAGCAGTAGGCGACAAGATTCTACGTAGTAACGACACGTACAACTGGAGCAATGTACAAGATTTTGATCCCACATATCAGTATCAATTATTAAGTGTAGCCGCAGTTGACATTCAAGGATTTGATGGATTTATTGCAGTTGGTACAGGCAAGATGCCAGACTACTCAACCGGTGTTACTGAACTCGTTAATACCAATATAGCTTTCTATAGTGGTGATAATGGAATAAATTGGTCGAGTACCCCTTCAGTAAGTCCAAACGGATTTAAGGGTGTTGCATCTAATGGATCAGTTGCAGTAACAGTAGGCGAGGAAGGCGCAATTTATTATACTACCAACGGCTCAGTATGGTTTGGTGTAACAGAAACCGCAATCACCTCAGTCAATGGTTCGACTAATCAGCTTATTGTAGGAAATACTGGTGGATTGTCAGTAAATGATACTATCGTATTCAATAAGACATTCGCTTCAATTGACGCGGGCGAAATATACTATATCAAATCTATTGATTCTGCAAATCAAATTACAATTTCTGATACTTTGGGCGGCTCAACCAAGCAATTGATTAGCATTACTGCTGGCTCGTTCGAAATCGGAAAGACATACATTATTACTTCTGTAGGCACAACTAATTTCATTGCGATCGGAGCAGCCTCAAACTCAGTGGGTACCTCGTTTATTGCGACCGGCGCAGGCACAGGCAATGGCATTGCGGAGCTTGCATCAGGAGGGGTTATCCCAACTCAAACACTGTTGCGTCTATATGATTCATTCGATCCTATTCCATCAACTCTTAATGATGTGATTTATGTGGATGGTAAGTGGATTGCTGTGGGAGATGATGGTACTGTCAAGACTTCTACTGATTACTTAAATTGGACAAAGGTAGTTTCAGGAACATTAGAAAATCTAAATGGCATTACATTTAATAGTGACACTTCTGCATATACGGTAGTAGGTGATAACAACACTATTATTACCAGCACTGATGACGGCGCAACTTGGACAAACGTATCACTATTTGAAATAGCAAATCCTGTTTATAATGTGCGCGGTGACGCATTTGACTTTGGATATGGTCCAGAAGAATTAGTTCCCGGACTGATATCTGACAACCTAGAACTAATTGTCACTACTAAGCCAGGCTCTACTTGGTCAGCAGTAGACTATGGATATTCTGGATTTGATGTAAAATCAATCAACTTAACACCCACTAGCGCCAACCAAACTGTGTACAGTTTCCATAGCCTAGTTGAATATCCTATTCAAATTACTGTTCAGGTTATCAACTATGCAACAGGGCTAGCCACTACATTAGCATCTAGTGAGTATAGTGTAGATTGGGTAGATAAAACAGTAACTCTAAACAATGCTCTAGCATTCTTACCTTCAGATCAATTACGAATTGAAGCGTATGAAGTAGGTAACGGCAATCAGCTTGTGAAATCAAGCACAGATGTAAATCCAATACGTTTGAATGAAAATTCAGGGTTTGACGAAATCTATTTGAATTGTAATTATAGCGCACCTAGCTTCTTGGGAAGCGGCGTGATTAGACCAGGAACTGAACCAATCACAGTAGAAGCTACTGCAACAGATGGCGCTTCTAATAGAATCACAGTAGTCGATACTGCTTCGTTTGTGATAAACGCTCCAGTCACATTCCAGGGTGTAACATTTGGAAATATTCAAGAAGACTTTACTTATTACGTCAAAACAATTAACCCTGCTACAAATACAATTACTGTATCAGCGTCTTATAATGTAGTAACTGGTATCGCTGGCCCGACCTTCATTTTGACAACTGCTACCGGTAGTATGTATGTACAAATTCAGGCAGCTAATGGTCAAGTGTGGACAGATCCAATTGTGTATCACAATGGAAGTAAGCTAGTATTCGGTGTAAGTGGTTTGATAACAAAATCTACTGCTTCTACTAATGCATTTACAACTACATCTACTGCTGGTATGGTAGTGGGAGAGCCAATAATTTTCTGTCAGTGCATGTTTGATTCAGGTATACTACCGCTTACAACTTACTACGTTAAGCAGGTTATTGATGGTAATGAATTCACTATATCAGCTACGCCACTTGGACCTGTGCTTCCACTAGTAGATGCAACCGGCGGCTCGATGTTCATTACTAATGACTATGCATTCGGTATTCAACCAAACGGAATTCAAGCGAAAATGATGTTATCATCAAATGCATATGTAAATGGTGAAGATTATCTAGTATACTCAGTATTTGGTCAAACCGGACCCGCACAATATGGTTACTCGTTCCCCGAAGCAGAAGAATTTGTCGGCGATGGTTCACAGTCCGTATTTGTACTAGACAATGCAGTGATCGGAACTAATCCAGAAAATGCAATTGTTGAAGTTAGCGGATTGCGTTTATTGTCATCACAGTATGTTATTAATACATTAACAAATACTATTGCTTTCAATACTCCTCCTGTTAATGGTGCTCCTATTAGAATCGTTACATATAATGATACCGAACAACAATATTTGACAACTCAGTTCGGTATTACTGCTAACCCAGGATCACCTATTGCAGAGTTGACGGTTGGTCAGACTTCTAGAAGCATAATAAATTATGACGATCCTGAATCATTCGTTCCAGTATCAGTAAATGCAGGGTCATTTGTAGTAGGAGATTCATACATCATCACTTCATTGGGTGATACTGATTGGGATGTAGTCACTGGTTCTACTGGTTATACATGGGCTGTAGGCGATGCATTTATTGCAGCAGCAGCGGGATCAGGTACAGGAACTGCTAACACACAACCAAGTGAATATGACGGCTCTGGACCAGTTGCATCAATCACATATTCTGCATCTAACTTAGAAATCGGACGTACTTACGAAATTGTTCTATTGGGTGACACTGATTGGAACGATGTTGCTGGCTCTGTGGGTAATACATATGCACCCGGCGATATCATCACCGTCATCAATGTAGGCGTAGGTACAGGTACTGCCGCAACAGTAGATAGTGCATACAACCAGGATTTAAGTTGGCTAACACTATCATCTGGATCGACTTCGGCACTTAGCGTTAATGACGCAATCATATTCTCAGCTAATCCCGATATGTTAGGCGGACTAGTTGCAGGAAGAACATACTATGTAACTGAAATTTGGGATACTAATGACTTCGTTGTATCAGAACAGCTTGGTGGCGCTCCGGTAATATTGACTAATGACACAGGATCAATGGATTTAACAAGCAATGGTATCACTGTTGCTCCAATCAATGCTGTAATTAATAGTCTAACTCCTCCTCTAGCAGTCACTAACGCAATTGCAACTAACAGCGGAACAGATACAGTTGAAGTAGACAATATTAGCAACTTTATTATAGGACAGACCATTCAATTTAAGGGAACAGCGTTTGGTGGATTGTTAACTGATGGAACAGTTTATTACATCGACACCGTTGATACGTTGAATAGTTTAATTACATTAAAATATGGAAATGGTTCTCCGGTTACTGGATTGACCGACGCTACTGGAAATGTTATAGCTATAGTAGGGGGCATAGAAGCTGTTCGTGTAACTACTGCTATCCCGCACACGTTGATTACTAATGACTTGGTTAGAATTGATGGTATACTTGGTTCAACGCAGTTGAATAATAATACTTACTACGTTCATGTGATCAATCCTAATACAATCGATCTCTATCAGCAACCATACAATGCAGGAGCAACCGCAGTTAACTATCCTGTAACAAACGTATCTACTTATATAAGTGGTGGTTATGTATGGCGTGCTGGTACATTCTATATTACTACAACACTGGCTGCATCAAGTTCATCTTCGACTAACAGAATTACAACTAATGTAACAAGTACTACCGGTGAATTAGTGATTGGTACTCCTGTATACTTTAACAAAATCGGTGCAGCTAACGGAGATGATGTGTTGGGTGGATTGATTCAGGGTACTGAATATTACATTAAAGAAATATTTGATGAAAATGAATTCAGTGTTTCTGCTGAACAGTATGGTGACGAATTTGTTTTGACTACTGATACGGCTAGTGTCGCAGTGACTCAGTGGAATCAGCAAGATACTAATAGAGTTTGGGTTTGGGTCAACGGATACCAAGTCCCAACAAACAAAATTAGAGTTAATGCAGTAAATGAAATTAGTATATTAACTACTATTGTTCCTGGAGACGTTGTAATCATTACTAGTATGATTCCTACTGCTACGCCAAACGAAGAAATTTATATTAACTTCGTGAATGCATCAGGTGAAGGATCAGTGTATAGAGAAAATGCAGGTAATAGAACTTGGATAACACAGCCCATCTATGATTTAAGCACCGTTGTATATGTTAATGATGTGACTAGTGTTACTGATCAAATAGTACAAAATGTCATTACTCCTGCTGTGTCAGGTGGGTACTATAATATAGGATTGACCGCAGATAAGAATTTAATATTGTCTGTGACTGTACTTAATAACACTACAGGAAATGTAATTGACAGTGATAACTATAGTATCGTAGTCGAAGACCTATCTCCGATCCTTAAGATTAAGGACGGCGTATATCTAAACGCAGATGATTCATTGACCATCACTACGCTAGAGGGTGGAACTATTATGGTCAACGGTGAGCAAATTAACTTTAGCGGTGTTGACTTAACAACCAATACACTCACTGGTATACAGAGAGGAGCAAACGGTACTGCTGCACAATTCTACATACCTACTTATACTGTAGTCTATGGCTTGTTGTCAGAAAATAAATTGAGTGACATATATTACAATCAAGTATGGAATACTCCGGTATATGATGAGCAAGGAAACTTAATTGAATATCTACCATTACAGTTGAGTACTACAGTACCTGCACTATTCCTAGAATCGGACGTAATGCAATGATAAATAAAGAAATGAGTGATTATAAGTCTAAAAATCAAGGAAACACTGGTAAACTTCCAGAAAAGAAGCCGAACGAAAATGCCGGCTTTTACTTTTCCTCTAGTGTAAAGATTTTTGATCCAAATTCGCAGCAAGTATTAGTACACAAAAGAGGGGACGTTTAATGTCTGTGATTACGTTGTCGTATAAGGTTGAGGGATTTCTTAAAATCTACGACCCTAATAATGGGGAAATTTTTGTAGATAAAAAGAATGCCATCAACTATGAAAACATGTCAGAGGCAATTGCGGACACACTAAGCAGCCGCGGATATGGCGAAATCTATCAAATGGCATTTGGTAACGGCGGCGCTAGTGTTGACGAAACTGGTGTTATTACTTACCTCCCGCCAAACACAACTGGTCAAAATGCAGCATTGTATAATCAGACATACGCTAAGATCGTAGATGATACCAGTGTATTCAATCTTGATCCTACTAGAAACAAGATGACTGTGTTTCATACAACTGGTAGAACCTATACTGATATTCTAGTTCAATGTTTGCTTGACTACGGTGAACCAGCAGGGCAAGCGGCATTCGACAATAGCACGCAAACTGATGGGGAATACATATTTGACGAACTTGGATTGTTAGCTAACTACGGAACTGATAGTAACGGTAGTGTTATTACTCGTTTATTGACTCACGTAATCTTTCATCCAGTGCAGAAGTCATTGAACAGACAGATTCAAATCGATTATACGGTAAGAATTCAAAGCTTGACCAACCTAATTACAGCATAAAAATAATAACGGAGTGTAGGAACAGTGTCATATATAATTTTTAAGAGTGATGGTACAGTCTTAACGACTATCGCCGACGGAACTGTTAACACTACAAGCACTCCTTTAGCACTGCCTGGTAGACTTTATCCTGGATATGGTCAAGTATTAGATACCGATATTGTGCATTTACTAGAAAATTTTGCGGCTGCTAATCCACCAGCAAACGCAATAGAAGGACAATTTTGGTACAATAAAGAAACTGCTGAATTATATCTTTGCCCGCAAGACGGAGTAACAGATCCGGCAGATTGGATCAAAGTATTTACCATCGATCCCGGAGCAAATGCTCAGTTTGGCAACATAGACGCAGGAAACATTAATCTTTCTGATAAACTAACTGCAAATATTGTTGACACTAATTATCTAACAGTAAACATTCAAGCAAATATCGCAAATGCTAATGTTACTGGAGCATCCGAGTTAGCTAATGTAATCACAAGAAACATTACTGCCGGAGCAAATACTACTTCTGGAAACTTAATAGGTCAGTGGGCATTAAATGGAACATTGACTTCGAACGGAAATGTTACTGCATTAGGTCTAAAAACAGATAATTGGTATTATGCAAACGGTGATGCTGTATCTTTTGACGGCACGTATACTAACTCTAATGTAAGTTCTTTCCTAGCTGTATTAAATGCTAACGTAGGTGACGTAAGCGGCACAACTGCATTTAACGGTAATATATTGAGTACCGGTTCTAATGCAAATCCCGGAACACTTGTAGGTAATTGGACACTGTCACCGGGATCTAAGATCGCCGGACTTTCTGATATTTCTGCTGCTAATATTGTCGGTCAAGTAGCTAACGCTCTTGTAGCCGGAACTGTATATACTAATGCTCAACCAAACATTACTTCGGTGGGTACGCTAACTAGCTTAGGTGTTGATGGTATAGTAACTGCTGGAAGATTTGTATCAAATATAGCAACCGGAACTCAACCCTTAACAGTTGCCTCTTCTACAAGAGTAGCAAATCTTAATGCTGATTTACTGGATGGATTCGATACATCAATACCGGTGGCAGCTAATTCTGTAGCAATTCGTGATGAAAACGGCAACCTAGCAGCAAACTATATCATTGGTAATGGTGCATTCATTACTGGATTAAGTGCTGCTCAAATTTCTTCAATTTCTAGTGGTGTATCTAATGTTGCGGTAGTTTCACCTAGTGGTAATGTAGCAATTGCAGTAGGTGGTCTAGCTAACGTAGCACTATTCACTGGTGCAGGGATGACTGTTCTAGGAAATATATCTACCAGTAATATCTCTGCCACTCGTATAGCAGGCATTCTATCGACCAACGCACAGCCAAATATCACTAGTGTTGGTACTCTTACATCGCTGTCTGTTTCAGGAAACGCTAATGCCGGAAACATCGGTGCAACTAATTTTGTAGGTGGCGGTACAAGTCTCACTGATTTAAATGCTAGTAACTTGTCAACCGGAACTGTGCCTGGCGCAAGATTAAGCGGTTCGTATACAATCAACATTCTTGGGTCTGCGACCACTGCCGGTACAGTAACAACTGCTGCACAACCCAACATCACTTCAGTTGGTACACTAAGTTCTCTTTCTGTTACAGCTAATATTACTTCGGGTAATGTAGCAGGTGGTAACTTAGTAAGTGCTAACTTCTTGTCAGGTACACTCACTACAGCAGCACAACCAAACATTACAAGTCTAGGTACAATCACTGGCTTAACATCTACTGGAAATATAACAGCACCTTACTTTATCGGTGAAGTTGTCGGTAATATTGTACCCGGAAACATTGTGATTCCCGGCTCAAATACTCAGGTGCTATTCAATAACCAGGGTTCAATTGGAACAGACACAAAGTTTACCTTTAACAGCAGCAGTGGATTATTAACAGTCAATGGAAATGTCCAAGCAACTAGATTTATTGGTTCTGGTGCAAATCTAACTAGCCTTACTGGTGCTAATGTTACTGGTACTGTAGCTAATGCAACTCATGCAGCTAATGCAGATTTCTCTACAAATGCAGGAAGCGCATCATCAGCAACTACTGCATCATTCGCTACCTCAGCTGGTACTGCTGGTACAGTAACCACTGGCGCCCAACCAAATATCACAAGTGTTGGAACACTTACGTTATTGACAGTTTCAGGCAATGTAACTGCGGCAAACGTAACCGGTAATCATTTTGGAAGTGGCGCTGGACTCACCAGCCTCAATGGATCAAATGTTACCGGTACAGTAGCAAATGCGACTTATGCAGTTAGTGCAGGCAGTGCGACTACTGCCGGTTCTGCAACAACCGCAGGCAGTGCGACTACTGCGGGCAGTGCGACTACTGCCGGTTCTGCAACAACCGCAGGCACCGTAACCACAGCAGCACAGCCTAATATTACTAGTGTTGGTACGTTAAGTACGTTGATTGTAACTGGTAATATCAACTCCGGCAACGTAATCGCTGCTCATTTTGGTAGCGGCGCAGGATTAACTAATATCAATGGTTCAAACGTCAGTGGTACTGTAGCAAATGCAGCATTTGCCACTACAGCAGGCTCAGCAACAACGGCAGGTACGGTAACAACAGCAGCGCAACCCAATATTACTAGTGTCGGCACACTGAGTTCACTTTCTGTTAGTGGTGGCATCAACGCAAGTACCGTAACTGCATCGCACTCCGGCAGTGGCGCAGGATTAACTAATTTGCCGGGCGCTAATGTCACTGGTACTGTAGCGAATGCTGCATACGCAACTAATGCGGGCTCTGCTGCATCAGTTTCTTTCCTCCCCTCAGGAACTAGAATGTTGTTCGTACAAACAAGTGCACCAACAGGATGGACTAAAATAACATCTAATGATAATGCTGCACTAAGAATTGTGTCTGGCTCGGCAGGCAGTGGCGGATCGGTCGATTTTACCGCAGCATTTACCTCTCAGTCAGTATCTGGATCAATAGGTTCTACTGCGGTATCAGCTACAATTGGTCAAACTACGGCTACTGGTATAGTAGGTGATACTGCACTTACTGAAAGTCAAATACCAGTTCACGCTCACTTAGTTGCTAGAAATATTAAGGTTACTAGTGGTACCGCAGCGCCATTTAGTTCTAGCTTTTATCTCGCAAGAGAAACCGATATCGGTGGCGATACTGAATACAACTTACAGGCTACTTACAGTCCACCTGACTCATTACTGTCTTCGTATACTGGTTCGGGAAGTACTCACACGCATGACTTCACTGGGACTGCCCATAGTCACTCCTTCACATCACCGGGACATAATCACTCATTTTCGGGATCCAGCATCAATCTCGCAGTTAAATACGTAGACGCTATTGTTGCACAGAAAGATTAAAGAAGAATATGAAAATAGAACCCGGTAAGTTTTGTCCTCTTCTCAAGAAAGATTGCGTAGGATTACAATGTAATTGGTTTATGTTAGTCAGAGGTAAGCACCCTCAGACAGGAGAAGATGTAGATGATTGGAATTGCGCTATAACATGGCTTCCTGTACTATTGATTGAAAATAGTCAGCAGCAACGTCATACAGGCGCCGCAGTTGAAAGTTTTAGGAATGAAGTAGTAAGAACCGCTGACGCAAATAGAGAAGTAGCACAGCGTTTACTACAGAGTAATGAACCAAACATACTGCAAGTGCTTGGCAGCCCCGGCAACCCACTGTTGCCATAACATGAATTAATAATGATATTATAATGATAAATAAATTTAACGGAGTGATTTGAAAAATGGCTTATACAATTGTAAAAAGTGACGGTACGGTATTGACGACCATCGCCGATGGTACAATCAATACTACGAGTACTTCACTTGGCCTACCTGGTAGAAATTACGCTGGGTATGGACAAACATTAGACACTGATCTTGTACATCTACTTGAAAATTTCGCAGATGTTACCCCTCCTTCGTACCCATTAAGAGGTCAGCTTTGGTATAACACAAATGACTCCACACTATATGTTTGCCCATCTGACGGTGAAGCTAACGCATTAGCATGGTTGTCATTGACATCCACCTCTAGTGGCGGTGCGACTACATTCGGCGCAGTAACCGTTTCAGGAAATCTACAATCAAATAATATTTCTACAACAAATCAAATCACCTCTAACGCAGTGGTGAGTTCGTATTTGACAGTTTCAGCCACTGCTAACATTGCAGATGCTAATATCACAACAGCTAACATTGGTACACTAAACACCACAATAATTACAACAGGTAGTAGTTCAACCAACGGAAATCTTACTGGCGTTTGGACAGCAAACGGATCAGGTACTGCTGGCGGTTTCGCAGGGACAAGCCTCTATGTCACCGGTGGTAATCTAGTAATTGCTAATACATCTAGTAGAGGTTTAGTCGCTGACTTCTATTATTATTCAAACGGTCAACCAATCAGCTTTGCTGGTACATACAGTAACAGTAACGTTGCTGCTTATCTCCCATCATACGGTGGTGCAATCTTAACTAGCACAACACAAGCAACAGTTATAACGACAGGCGCAAATACCACTGCAGGTACGATGACAGGTAACTGGACATTAAGTGCAGGTTCTAGACTTCAAGCTACTTACGCTGACCTTGCAGAAAGATTTGCTTCGGATACTGTATATGATCCAGGTACGGTTGTTCAATTGGGCGGAAAGCATGAAATTACTGCTGTCCAATACGAACTTTCAGAAGATGTATTTGGGGTAATCTCAAATACTGCTGCTTACTTAATGAATGCGGGAGCGGGAGATGATCAAACTCACCCACCTGTTGCTATGTCAGGTCGTGTAGCAGTTAAGGTTATCGGTGAAGTTAGTAAAGGTCAGCGCCTTGTAAGTGCAGGCAATGGTATTGCTCGTGCTGCTCAAGCTGGCGAAGCAACCGCATTCAACACTATTGGCAGAGCCTTAGAAGATAAGAAAACAGAAGGTGAGGGCTTTGTAGAAGCCATAGTCACGATTAAGTAACAGGAATTAATAATGAGCTACGCACAATATGGTATAATTGAGGCAACTGACTTTAATGCATTAGTGGGCCCCAACCCTACCTCAACAGCGAACACACTGAACGCAACTTGGGCAACTGGAAGCGGCACTGCTGGATATGGGCAGACTGCTGTTGGCACAGTTGCAGTTGGTCAATCCGTAGCTTCTAGCGCACAATGGGCGTCACTTGTCGCTAATACTGCAAGTGCAGCAACACACCAAGGTTCAAGCATCACATCAGTCTCGACCCCGGTTGCAGGCGGCACTATCACTTATGCATCAGCTATTCCTACTAACCTTCAAACAATCTACTCTAATCGATTGAATGCACAAACACAAGGTGCAACAGCATCCAATGCTGCGGTGTATTCTACAACATGGTCATCTGCACTAACGTTTACGCATACGGCATCATTCGCTAATGGTGACGCGGCACGTTATTTCTTTAACTCAGGCGGTCAGCTTAAAATGACTGTATCTCATCCTACCGGTACTGGCATCAATTTATTATTCAATAACTTGGCAAGCAATGTGGGTACAGTAGTTATTTCTGCTCCTACTTCAGGAACAGTATCAATTACGGGTACATCTTATGCAGGCATCACTAAGATAGGTGGCGGGGGCAATGCTCCTACTGTTGACTCTAGTAAGGGTTATTACGGGCTTACTACCGCAAACGCTACTGTATTCACTCAAACCGCTAGCACAGGACCTTCTGGATATCTTTCAACATTCATTAGATTCATTGTAAAGAGTAACGGAACTCAGGGTGTTAACGGTGACGCCGGCTCAATCATCACCGTATATACTATTTGGGACGAAGTTCCAGATGGTCTTGTGGTAGCATCAGGCTCTACTACAACAATGACAGTAGCAGCACCAGAAACAACTAACATAGCTAACACTTGGGGCGCAATTACACTATCCGGCACTGTCTCCGGCTCATAATTTTTTAACCAGCAACCGGTAACCATCTAAATACTTCTAGGAGTATATAATGGATACCAAAACCTTAATTGCCGAAACTAAAGCTAGATTTATTCACAATTCAGCTAAGCATTATCTATCAGAAAAGTATAATGCTAAACTAATCGTTGCTGATCAGGGAGGCCTTTGGAAGGCTGATCAGCAAACAATCACATTTTTATTTGCAATGTCCAATGACTGGGATGACAAAGTTATTCTTAAGGATACCTTTGACAATCCAGTACTTGTAGATCGTAGCGAACTATTATCTAAGCTAAAAGAAGTTTATAATACTGTTATGTCTGAATGGTATAATGAGTGGAAAGAGCTAGAGAATAAAAGATGACTCAGGGCGTATTACTATTTGCCTTCAATAGTCCTAAGTACAACTACTATGAAATGGCACTTCACACTAAGAAACGTGTTGAACATTTCTTAAAGTTGCCTGTTACTTTAGTGACAGATGATGACTCTATGCCTAACGATGATTATGAAGTTTGGGATAAGGTAGTAAAGATTACCCCAGACAAAGATAACTTTCGTGACTGGGGAATGTGGATTAATAAAGGCAGATATATGGCCTATGAATTAAGCCCATATGATGAAACGATACTACTAGATGTGGACTACGTTATCAATTCAGATAAACTATTAACACTGTTTGATATGGATACAGACTTTTGCTGTCACAATCATACTAGTTTCTTGATGCATCCCAATGCTCCACAAGAAATTCTCAGTGCATATAGCTACGAGACATTGTGGGCAACTGTTGTAATGTTTAAGAAGACTGAAAGAGCAAAGCAAATCTTTAATTGCTTAGAAATGGTACAAAAGAACTATGACCACTACGCCAACATTCATAATTTTATCGCCGGTGTATATCGTAATGATTATGCTCTTACTCTTGCCCTCCGTATTGTTAACGGCCATAGTTCTAGTCCCAGCGATTTTATTCCTTGGAATCTATTGCACGTTGGAAAAAATACGCAAATTCATAATAACAATAAAGACCCGCTTAACACGGAGTATACTGTAATTTTTGACAACTGGCAAAAGGGCAAGGTAAGAAAAGAATATATTGATATTAAGGACATGGACTTCCACGTAATGAATAAAGATATCTATGTGGAGCTGATCAATGAATAAAGGATTCGTAATTATGGCACAGGGTGATGATTATGTCACCTGTGCTAAGGCATTAGAGCTTAGTATTAAAAAGTCTATGCCAGATGCAAATGTTACTATTGTAACAACTGAAATGCTTCCATACGGGGATCAAGATCCAACTAGTGATTGGAAATTAATCAACGATTGGCAAGTATATGAAGCAAGTCCATATGAATATACAATCAAGCTAGAAGCCGACATGTATCTACCAAGATCGATTGAACATTGGTGGGATATTTTAAAAGAACATGATTTAGCTGTTTCTACCCATGTACGAGACTTTAGACAAGATGTTAGTAAAGTTCGTGCATATCGCCGATTCATTGACGATAATTATTTACCTGATGTTTATAATGCAATTACCTACTTTAAGAAAAGTGAGTTAGCTAAAGACTTCTATAACACAGTTCGTACACTGTTTGAAAATTGGGATGAGGTCAAAGCTACATTAAAGTGCAGTCCAAAAGAAATTGCAACAACAGATTGGGTATACGCATTGGCTTGTCATATTCATGGAGTAGAGAAGACTACTCTTCCAGACTTTACAGAGTTTGGAATGGTACACATGAAGCAATATATTAATGGATTGCCGACAGACGATTGGACAGATACTTTAGTATATGAGATTTTACCCCATACGTTAAGAGTCAATACTATTCCTCAATGTTATCCGTTCCATTATCATGTCAAACCTTTTGCTAAAACAATATTGGAGAAGCTTAAATGAGCGACACTAATGAAGAATATATGATCATTTGGGAAACTCCGACTATTGAAAAGCCGGAGTTTAGGCTGTATTATGATGATAAGGGATATGTTGTAACTTACACTTGTGAAAAGCTAGAAGGCAATTATGTCGTAATCGATGCTACAGCGTATGCTGAGGCAAGACCAGACATTAGAGTAGTTGATGGCAAACTTGTTAAATCAACAACTGGTGCAGTGATTTCAAAGCTTGAAATGGCTGACGATGGTATGTTGTGCGAAGTGGAAGATATCAGCATTATCACTGACAGTGACGGACAATATTGGAAATTAAAAACTTATGAGTTATGATGACATAGTAGATATCGCAGACTTAGACGTTATCTATCTTAGCTACGACGAACCTCAAAAAGAAGAATTTTGGATTAAGATTAAGAACATGGTTCCCTGGGCTGTAAGAGTAGACGGCGTTAAGGGTTCTGATGCAGCACATAAAGCAGCAGGTGAAGCATCAACAACTGAACGCTTCATTCTTATCGACGGCGACAACATGCCCGACGAGAACTTTTTTAACCTACAATTAGATTTTACAGGACTTAATAGTAATTACAAATTAGCACAGTATCGTTGGAGAGCAGTCAATGCTATCAATGGACTACGCTATGGCAACGGCGGTATGAGTTCTTGGACTAAGACTTACGTTGCCAACATGAAGACCCATGAAAGTAGTGACGGTAGTGATGCAACTACTGTTGACTTCTGTATGGACTCTTCCGATAATCTATACTGGGCAATGCACGATTGCTATTCCACCACGTATCCTAACTACACTCCCTTCCAAGCGTGGAGAGCAGGATTCCGTGAAGGTGTCAAGATGGTACTTGATCGGGGTGCAAAGCCCAGTATAGATGACTTCAAAGAACGTGTTGCCAATCGCAACTTAAACAATCTTACTATTTGGCACAATGTTGGTGCAGATGTAGAGAATGGTATGTGGGCTATCTATGGTGCTAGACTTGGTACATATATGACTATGCTTACTGATTGGAACTACCGTGACGTAGCAGACTTTGATAACTATCCTGCTCTTTGGGAAGACTACAAAAATCACGATCCTGAACTTGAAAATGAAAGCTTAGCAGCAGAACTTGAAACCAAACTAGGATTGCCAATGTGCATATTAAGTCCGGATCAAAGCAAGTTCTTTAAGCGTCATTATAATGCAGACAAATACAATCAAGGTCCGTTAGTAAAAGAAATGGACGTAATTAGAAAAATCGAGGGCTGGTAATTGTCAGAATCAGAATCAGATAGAATTAAAAGAATTCGTGACTTCATTGACGTAAATGCTACGCCTACATTCTGTTTGGCTAAGTGGCATCACGTTACAATGTATTTACAAACAGGTGAGACACATAGTTGTTATCACCCCGCCCCGCACAAGATTCCATTGCACGAAATAAAAGAAAACCCAAGTGCATTGCATAATACTTGGGAAAAGAAAATGGAACGCAAACAGATGCTTGAAGGCGAAAAGCCCAAGGGCTGTCAGTATTGCTGGAACATTGAAGCAATGGGTAAAGACTACATTAGCGATAGACATATTCGCAATGCGAGTATTTTTACGGAGGAACGTTTTGAACAAACTGCAAAGGGTGCGTGGGATCAAAATATCAACCCAGAATATTTGGAAATCAATTTTGGTAACGAGTGTAATTTTAAATGCGGCTATTGCCATCCGAAATATAGTACAAAATTCTACAAAGAAATAGAAAACTTTGGGCCTGTTACTAATGTAAAGAACCATCGATGTGACGTTGATTGGATGAAGTTATATCAACGTGAAGAAGAAAACCCCTACGTTGATGCATTTTGGGAGTGGTGGCCTGAACTACGCAAGACATTAAACATCATGCGTGTTACGGGTGGTGAACCTACATTGCACAAGAGTACATGGACGCTATTAGATAAGATCGATGAAGATCCCATGCCTTGGCTAGAACTTAATATCAACAGCAATCTTGGCACTAAGAATATTCTTATTGAAAGATTAGCTACTAAGGTTCGCAAACTATATGATGAAAAGAAGATTAGAACATTTAAATTGTTCACTAGCATGGATACATGGGGTGAACGTGCTGAGTATATTCGTACTGGCCTTGAATTAGAGCTATGGGAAAAGAACTTTCACACTTACTTAACGCTTAGTGGCGCACCTATCACGTTCATGATTACATTCAATATCTTTAGCGTTACTACGTTTAAGAGCTTATTAGAAAAGTTCTTAGAGTGGCGTAAGCAATATGGATGGTATGAAGACCGTAAAGAACATATAGTTCGCTTTGACACTCCATATCTACGTGACCCTATTCAATACGATATGAACATTCTTCCTAAAGAACAGTTTATGCCATATATGTACGAGGCATTGAAGTTTATGGAAGATAATCTTGATGATGCTCGCCCTGACGCATTCACTACAATTGAATACGAAAAGTTCAAACGAGTGGTTGACTATATGGCAGAAACAGTGTATACTGAACAAAAGCTAATTGAAGGTCGCAGAGACTTTTATAATTGGTTCAATGAACTAGACGATAGACGAGAAACTGACATGCTTTCAGTGTTCCCGGAAATGATGGAATTTTATAGATTATGCCAAGAAGTCAATCTGACCAATCCGCTTTAAAAGCGAAGGTAGAATCCAGTGATACTTTTTGTATCATGCCATGGATCCACCTGCACACTACTCCAGAGGGAGTAGCAGCACCTTGCTGTATTGCAGACTCATGTAGTAATCATATTGGCATGGGCGATGCAAAAAAGCAACGTCTTATGGATTTGGTTAACAGCCCCAAGATGAAAGAACTTCGTCTTGATATGCTTGAGGGTAAAAAGAATAATGAATGCAATAAATGCTACCAGCACGAAGATGCTGGTATTGGAAGCTATCGCCAATCAGTAAACAATGTTTACATGAATGGGTATGATGACGTATATAATAATACTAATGATGACGGTTCATTAGAAAAGTTTAATATGCGTTACTATGATATTCGATTCAATAATATCTGTAATTTTAAATGCAGAACTTGCGGGCAAGAATATAGTAGTCAGTGGGAACAAGAAAACTTACGAAATAACGTGCCGTACGCACTAGAGTTTCCTAAAAACAGTAATAAAGAATTCTTGCAAGATGTATTAGATCAGATTCCTAATATGGAAGTTGCATACTTTGCAGGCGGTGAACCATTAATCACTGAGGAACATTATCTTCTCATCGAAGATATGATTCGACAGAATAGAACCGATATTGTACTCAGATATAATACTAATTTAAGCAATCTTAAGTTTAAGAATAAAGATTTAATTGGACTGTGGAAGCATTTTTCTAAACCAGTCGAACTATATGCTAGTGTTGATCACGTTAAAGAACGTGCTGAATATATCAGACATGGTACTGATTGGGGAGTTATTGAAAATAACTTCTGGGCTATTAAGAAAGAGCCTAATATTAGAATTCAATTCAACACTGTGTTAAGCGCATTTAACTATCTTACTATTGATGAGTTCTATGGATACTTGATTGATACTAACATGTATACTAGAAATGATGGAATGTACACACTATACAATATGTCTCATCCAGAATTTCTTTCAGTGCATGTATTGCCAGAAGAATATAAGGCTCAGGGAAAAGAAAGTGTCAATCGTACAATCGCTAGAATGGCAGCACTATCATTTAGTCGTCCAAGTCTTGGGCAACTGTACAATACACACGCATGGTCAACAACGAATAATTATTGGGAAGAAAAGAAGGATTTATTCAAGAATGAAATCAATCGTATTGATTTAATTCGCAACGAAGACTTTAGAAAAACTTTCCCCGAATTAGCACCATTAATGGATTTATAATGAATAAAGATTTCTTACTAAACGACAGCAAGACTTTTTGTATGTTCCCCTGGTTGCATTTAAATGCTACGCCTAAGGGCGATGTATATCCTTGCTGTAGTAATGACTACACACAACCAGTAGGCAACACTAAAGATAATACCCTAGCTGAAATCTTTAATAGTCCCAAGATGAAGGAACTTCGTCTTGACATGCTTAATGAGAAGAAAAATACTATCTGTGATTTCTGCTACAAGCACGAAGAAGCAGGCCCTCATAGCTTTAGAAACTATAGCAAAGAACACTTTGGCAAATACTTTGATGAAATCGTTCCTACTACGCAAGAAGACGGCACTGTAGACGAATTTAAAATGCGTTATTTTGATATTCGTTTTAGTAATATCTGTAACTTTAAATGTCGAACATGCGGAAGTGAATTCAGCTCCAAGTGGGGCGAAGAAATGCGTAAGAACTATGACCCTAATCATCCTGTATTAATTCACGTTGATGACAATAAGGGCACAGTACTTGACGAAGTATTAGAACATATTGAACATATTGATCTAGCATATTTTGCTGGAGGTGAACCCCTTATTACTGATGAGCATTATACTATGCTTGAAGCAATGATACGTAAGGGACGAACAGACATCACACTCCGTTACAATACGAATGCTAGCAATATCAAGTATAAGAAGCACGATGTACTTGATTTATGGAAACACTTTAAAAAGATTGAACTAAGTTGCAGTATCGATCATTATGGTGAACGTGCTGAATATATGCGTAAGGGTACAGACTGGGGCAAGGTAGAAGAAAATCTATTAACATTCCGTGATTTGGATTATGTTATTTTCCAAATGAATACTGTATTCTCAATATATAACTATTCGACTATCACTGAGTTCTATCAATACTTAAAGGATAAGGGTATTGTCCGTAAAGAAGACTGGTATCATAGTCTTTACCTTGCGGTACATCCTGATTATTATTGTGCAAAGAGTCTTCCCAGAGTTCTTAAAGAAGAAGCTGCTGAGAAGGCAATGAAGTGGGCTAATAGTAATATGGACGATCATACATGCATTCCAAGATTAGTTGTTGATGCAGTTAATTTTGCTAACGATGGTGATCAATGGAACAATGTTCGTGAAAAGTTCCTTACTCATACCCGAAGTATCGATAGAATACGTGATGAAAACTTTTGGCAAGTGTTCCCCGAATTAAATAAATTGAGAGACATAGAGGACTAGGATGACAGAATTAGTGTATGACTCGGACAATGGCATCATCGCATTAGCATTACAAATGTATGTACAAACTGCAAATGAAATGGGTGGAGATCAACGATTGATCGATAGAGCAACTGAGCTAGAGTTTATTTTTAAGAATAAACCAACAAACGAAAAATATGAATGGCCCGAGGTAATAGTAAATGATTGATAAAGATAAAATTGAAGATTTAGTACACGAAGGTAAGCATTTCTGCATTCTACCCTGGGTCCACTTTCATGCTTGGCCAGATAAGCGTGTGATGCCATGCTGTGTTGCTGATAGTAACATGCCAGTAGCACAGATTGAAAGCGATCAATCTATTATTGAAATGATGAACAGCGAAGGATTTAAAGAAATTCGTCGCCAGATGCTTAATGATGAACCCGTCGAAGCATGTACACGTTGCTATGACTTAGAACTAATGGGTACTTGGACTATGCGTCAAAGTCATAACAGACGCCGCGGTCTAGAGTATCGTGATTATATTGCTGAGAACACACAAGAAGATGGTGCGCTATCTGAATTTGAAATGAAGTACATGGATATTCGTTTCAGCAATCTGTGTAACATGAAGTGTCGTAGTTGTGGTCCAGACTGTAGTAGTCAATGGGCACAAGAGTTTGTTGATAAGCGCGGCAAGGAAATGTTCGAGCAATATTTCCCTAATCGCAAAGTCGTTATTAATAACAACGATGACCAGCAATTTATGGTTAAGTTAAAGCCATATTTAAATGACGTTAAGGAAGTTTATTTCGCTGGTGGTGAAATTATTATTACTCCAGAACATTACGAGTGTTTAGATCATTGGCTTGAAAATGGAAATACTGATATTGAGTTAAACTATACAACTAATTTCAGTACACTACATGGTTATAAGGACAAGAACCTACTTGAATATTGGAAGAAGTTTAAGAATATTCAAGTGTGGGCAAGTCTTGATGCACACGGTGATCTAGCAGAGTGTATTCGTAGAGGTACAGACTGGGAAAAAACAGTTGCTAATATTAAAAAGTTAAAGGAAGAACTACCCAACGTACAATTCCAAATTACTCCTACTATTAGTATTTGGAATATCTTTAAGTTCCCCGACTTCTTTGACTACTTGATTGAAAATGAATTGATCGATCTAAAAACTTGCCCAAGATTTAACCTTGCAACAAGTCCATGGTACGCAAATATCATGATTCTTCCTAAGCATGTTAAGCGTAGGTTAGTTGAACTATATCGTGTATATCAAAAGAAGTATGGCGCTGAGAACACAGATGTATACAACGGCTTTAAGATGATTATTTATAATCTAAATCAGGGTGATGAAAACCCCGGCGGCATTTTGGAATTCAAACAATTTAACGATGAGTTAGATCAGTTTAGAAATGAAAAGTTCGAAGACCTCGTGCCTGAAATCAAGGAGGTCTACGAGTGGGCGGAACAAGCAATACAGCAGAACTAATTGCTATTGAGGCTCCCGAGCCGTATGTTGCTATTACCTGGCAAGTTAACAATTTCTGCAATTTCAGTTGCAGTTATTGTAACCCAGGCAATTGGGCGGGCGCAAATCCCAACAACGGCAATCTAGATATCTACTTAACCAATCTTAGAATCATTATCAATAAGTATAAATCTGCTGGATACAAACAATTCAAGTTCTTTTTTAGTGGCGGTGAACCTACGGCATGGCGTAACTTTATTCCTATCTGTGAGTTTCTACGTGCGGAGACAGACTGTACTATCGCAGTCAATACTAATCTAAGTCGTCCTTTAGCATGGTGGGAAAAGCATCATCATTTGTTTGATGATATTGTTGCAAGCTTTCACGTTGAACAAGCTAAGAAGGACCGCTATATTGAGAATTCATTATATCTATGCGATAAGGTCAACTATCTATCAAGCAAGATGCTCATGCACGATGAACGCTTTTGGGAAGTAGTTGAGTTTGGTAATAGCTTAAAAGAAATACTACCCAATTACTTTATTGAGTGGACTCCATTATACGATGAATTAAGTCACGTTACTGGCCCATGGCAGTATAAAGACCCTGCCAAAGAAGAATTCTTTAAGACGCACAATATTGAAATGCATCAAAGTATTCCAAAGCCAAATAAAAGAGCAGAGACAAGCAGCTATAATAGATATAGTGATGGCACAACTAGCTTCTGTAATGCTAATGAACTTATCGTTAACAGTCAAAACTTTTTCAGTGGCTGGGACTGTGATGTAGGTGACTGTATCTTTATTAATCCTGTAGGAGAAGTCAGTCTTGCAAGCTGTGGATTAGGCGGAACAATTGGACATATTTTAGAAGATATTAGCAAAGTGGGTCCAAAGACAATTACTTGTTATAAAGATATGTGCATGTGTGGAACTGATATTATTATTCCTAAAATTAAAAAGAAATTAGAACTACTATGAGTGATAAAATTAAAGTTGTATATAGTTGGATTGGGCCTAAAGGACCATTGTGGAACACTGAGTTACCCAATGTTATGAGTCTAGCATGTGCAAGTGAAAATGCACAAGTAGACTCACGTTTCTTTATGGCTGATAGTGTTTGGCAGCAGATGTTTAGTAAAACTCCAGAACTATATGAAATTTATCCTGCGGTAAGTATTGACACAGAAGATGACAGACCTTTTGTTATTCCATACACATTGTTTTGGCGTATTGATTTCAGTACATACTTCTGCGGTAAGACAGGCTTATTAGAGTTTGCACATGTACCCTGGCATCTTATCAGATTAGTTAGAATGAAGAATGGTTATATTCTAATTGATCACGGCGTTGAAGCATATATGTCACATGGACACCTAAATGCATTGCACAGTTACTTTGGGGCTATTCATGGTATTCCATTGCATAAGATAATTTATTTGACTGGCGCAGTAAACGCCACAGAACTATACGAAGAATATTGCATAACTAAGGGTATTCCAGACGATAAAAACAATAGATTAACTATCATTCCATATGCTAGTTCATCTTATATCTTTTCATCATATCTAAATGACCCTGAGGATGAGCCAGCATATGATACTGAGACTGTACCCGAAAAACTATTTTTAATGTGGAATCGTAGATTTAGGGTGCATAGATTAGAAATGGTAGTGCAATTAGAAAATCTAGATTTAGTTGACAAGAGTTATATTAGCTTTAGTAGAGAAAACATAGAAAGACCTATCGATACTTTCTTAATTGAAGCACAGCATCAAAGAATTGCTGAGAAATATGATTTAAGTCAAGAAGTTATTGAAAGATTCAACAACAAATTGCCACTAATCTTAGACGGCGAAGATCAGATACAACAAATGTGCAGTGATGAAGGGCATAAGTCAAGACCTTATTATCAGAATAGCTTGGTAAGTATTGTCACTGAGACTAACTTTAGAGACGCCGAAGTAACACTGACTGAAAAGAGTTTTAAACCCTTTAAGGAAAAGCATCCATTTGTATTAGTTGCTGGCCCGGGCGCTATCAAGTTCTTGCGTAGTTTGGGCTTTAAGACGTTTAGTGAGTTTTGGCCAGAAGACTATGATCAGAACGGTGCACCGGAAGATAGAATCAAGCGTATTGTTGAAGTTATTAAAGTTATCGCCAACTGGAATCCAGAGGAAGTACTTGACTTTAAGCGCAGAGTCAAGCCTATATTAGATCATAACTTTAATCTTATTAAGAATTTAAATGTTGCTCCATTAATGAAGCACATTAATGATATAGTAAAGACTGATATGAAATGAAAAAAATACTAATTTGCGGAGCCGGCGGATTTATTGGCTCACACTTAGCAGAAAAATTAGCCAGTGAAGGGCATTATATTGTTGGCGTTGATTTAAAGAAGCCAATATATAGCGACTTTGCTGGCACTTATTTTTATGAAATGGACTTACGTAGACAAAATCTAGTTGAAAAACTATTTCAACTTGAAGGGCCATTTAATGAAATATATCAATTAGCAGCAGACATGGGCGGCGCGGGCTATATCTTTACTGGCGAGCATGATGCAGACATTATGCATAACAGTGTACAGATTAACTTAAATGTATTAGAATGTGCTAAGAATTACAAGGTCAAGAAGATTTTTTATAGTAGTAGCGCATGTATGTATCCAGAATATAATCAACTAGATCCCGACAACCCTATCTGTACTGAATCTAGCGCATACCCAGCTAACCCTGATAGCGAATATGGTTGGGAGAAACTATTCAGCGAACGATTATACATGACATATGAAAAGAATTATGGAATAGAAGCACGCATTGCACGCTTCCATAATGTTTTCGGCCCAAGGGGTAGTTGGAACAACGGCAAAGAAAAGGCGCCAGCCGCACTGTGTAGAAAAGTGGCACTTGCCGAAGATAATGATACTATTGAGATTTGGGGCCCGGGTCATCAAACACGCAGCTTCTTATATATTGATGAGTGTGTTGACGGTATACAACGCATCATGGATAGTGATTA